AATTTCAAACGGGTCTCCAGCAGATAATTGGGTTAATCCAAATAACGAATCAGCATACGATAGCGCAATGAACGAAATTGAACAGCTAGGTGAATTGACTCCAAAGCAAAAAGCGATGAAGCAAGGTGCTATAACCGATCCAGTTTGGCGAAATCATCCAAGCGCCAACAATTATCCTGCTACTGCTGGGCGAATCCGCCGCGGCGACCAAAATGATCAGTCTGAGCCATCACAACAACGCGCCGCAAAATTATTGAAGACAAAAGGTTCGACAGCACCGTATAACCAAGGCGTTGAAGCTGGAGAAAAAGTAAGACAAAAACGTAGCGCAGCCGATTGGGAGACGACGAAAAACTTTAACGATCGTGTTCGTGATAAAAAGGGCACCGGGCGAGAAGCAGACCGTGCAACTATGAGAAGCCATAGCCGAAGATACGATAAAAAACGAAATCATAATGGAAACGATCCATTGGCTGGTCCAATTGGAAGATTACCTGAAGGCGTAAACGAAGGCTTTAGCGGCTGGAGTGGATCTGCACGTAAAAGCGTTAATGAACTAGGTGATGCCCGCATCATCGTCAAGCACAAGCGCACTGTAGACGAAGAGAAGCGCGGCGCTCGTACACGTCAGATTGAAAGCATATTTATCGAGAACGCAGAAGGCGAACGTTTCAAGTTTCCAAGTACAAACATCACAGCAGCCAAAGCAATGGCACGTCACGTAAAAGAAGGTGGCGCACCATTTGATGACTTTGGTCAGCACATTTACGGTATTATGGAAGAGCTCAACCAGCTTAAAAAATTCAGCCGCAAGAACAAGCGTAACGACTTCTTTGAGGATGCGCAAATTGGCGAAGAGATTACTGCACACATTGGTAACCTTCGTGGTAGCCTCAAGAGCATGAGCACAACGCGCGGTTATGCAGCACAGATGGAAAGCTTTACAATAGAAAGCGAAGATGTGTCACAAGAACGCATTGACGAACTAAAAGATGCAACCACTATGTCATACTTTGACGAAACCATTGCTGACAGCCTACCATATGTAGCGCGTGTTATTGAAGGTTTCCGTAAGCGTCAAGATCTTGAAAAGCAGGTTGCTGACCTTGCACGATATGTTATAAATAACAAAGACAATATCACACTGAACCGTGAAATTGATTTTGACGATCCTGAGAGCCCATCAGCACGTAAGTTTCGTGACCCAGCTACAGAGATCGCCGCGACAGTAGATTTCATGGCACCTGCCGTTGCTGATGACCAACTATCAAATCTACTGATGATTATGTCTGACGCTGTACATGATTTGGACGGCAAGTACCTAAACATGGCTATGCAAGCGTTGAACGTGATCAAGCGCTCTGCAACAGTTGCAGAATCAAACCACATTGATGAAGAAAAAGTTGACGTAGAAGAGTCGGAAATCAGCAAGATCTCCGAGTCAATGGATAAATATAACGTGCGCAAAATATTCGGCGTTTAATCAACCTAATGGGTTGACAAGTGCCGAATATTAGTGTAAATTCAAGAGGTTACATAGAGTAACTTGCTTGATTATAGAGCAAAACTTAAGCCGGACTATCCGGTATCAAATATAGGCTATTATAGGAGAATATTATTATGGCAACTCTAGCAGAAATCCGTGCGAAGCTTCAACAGCAAGAATCGAAGCAAAACAATAAAGGTGGAGGTGGCGGCGACAACGCACTTTACCCACATTGGAACACTCCCGAAAACGAAACATCTACTATTAGGTTCCTCGCAGACGATGATCCTACAAACGACTTCTTCTGGCGCGAACGTCAGATGATCAACCTCACATTCAGTGGCGTTAAAGGACAGGACGAAGGCAAGCCTGTTACTGTTAAGGTCCCATGTATTGAAATGTGGGATGGTCAAAAGTGCCCAGTCCATCAGGAAATCCGCCCTTGGTTTAAGGATCCTAGCATGGAAGAAATGGCACGGAAATACTGGAAGAAGCGTAGTTACCTGTATCAGGGACTTGTTGTCAACAGTGCGTTCACTGAAGACGAAACTCCAGAAAATCCAGTGCGTCGATTCGTTATTAGCGCACAGATTCACAACCTAATCAAGTCAGCACTTATGGATCCAGATTTTGGTGACCATATGCCAACTGACTACGATATGGGAGTTGACTTCCGCGTAACAAAGACCAAGAAAGGTCAGTATGCGGACTATACAACATCAACTTGGGCTCGTAAAGAGCGCAGCCTAGATCAAGCAGAGCGTGATGCTATTGCTGAATATGGTCACTACAACCTCAATGACTTTATGCCAAAGAAGCCAAGTGAGGAAGAGCTACAAGTTATTTTCGATATGTTCGAATCTAGCGTTGACGGTGAACTCTACGACCCAGAACGTTTCGCAGACTTCTACCGTCCATGGGGCGTTGAGTCGCCAAACAGTGGATCGAGCAATCGGTCCAGTCACACGCCCGAAGCTGAACCTGCCGCGGCTAAAAGCGTTAAGAGTGAAACCAAAGATTCCACAGAGGCTGACAGCGCCGCTTCTAAGCCCGTTGACACTCCTCCGGCGTCTGACGGTGGAGGCAAGGATGCGAAAGATATTCTTGCAGCAATCCGCGCTCGTAAAGAAGCCGGCTAATTTCACACTCAAACCTAGGACGGGGCACTAGCCCCGTCCATTTTACTTAGAGAAGGAAGAAGTATGGCGAAGGCATTTGACGTTGCGAAGTTTCGCAAAGGCATTACTAAAAGTGTAAAAGGACTATCAGTCGGATTTAGAGACCCTAAGACTTGGATCTCAACTGGAAACTACACACTCAACAGACTAATCTCAGGAGACTTTCACAAAGGCGTTCCACTAGGCAAAGTAACAATGTTTGCTGGTGAGAGCGGTAGTGGCAAGAGCTTTATTTGCTCAGGTAACCTGGTAAAACACGCTCAAGATATGGGTATTTTTGTTGTCTTGATTGACAGCGAAAACGCTCTAGACGAAAAATGGCTTAAGGCCCTTGACGTTGATACGAGCGAAGACAAACTACTTAAACTCAACATGGCAATGATCGACGACGTTGCAAAAGTTATTCATGACTTTGTATCAGAATATCGTTCAAGTTATGAAAATGTTGACATTGACGAACGACCTGAAGTGTTGTTTGTAGTTGACTCATTGGGTATGCTTATGAGCCCAACAGACTTAGCACAGTTTGAAAAGGGTGAAATGAAGGGCGACATGGGCCGCAAACCCAAGCAGCTCAAAGCACTTGTAACCAACTGTGTCAATATGTTTGGTGACCTTAATATTGGTCTTGTAGCAACAAACCACACCTATGCAAGCCAAGACATGTTTGACCCTGATGACAAGATTTCAGGTGGACAAGGCATGGTATTTGCTAGCTCAATCGTAGTTGCAATCAAGAAGCTCAAGCTAAAAGAAGATGAAGACGGCGTAAAAACATCACAAGTACACGGTATTCGTGCAGCATGTAAAGTGGTTAAGTCACGTTACGCAAAGCCCTTTGAAAGTGTTCAGATTAAGATCCCATACGAAACTGGTATGAACCCATACTCAGGACTCGTTGATTTCTTTGAAGGACATTCGGTATTGACAAAGAGCGGAAATAGTTTAGAGTATATTGATAAAGAGACTGGTGAAGTCTACAAAATGTTCCGTAAAGCATGGGAACGCAACGATAACGGCTACTTAGACGTTATTATGGCACAGTTTGACATGCATGTTGCAGAGCAGGAAGCAATAGAAGATGATAGTGATCAAGTCACTGATGAAGCGCCAGACAGTTAGCATTGAAGTGGTAGGTTGTGCTCCAGGTACAACCATTGCTGCTATATGTGACGACGGCGTATATTCTGTAGCTTATGCAGATTCTAAGGGCGAGGCAAAACTGCCTGCGCCCGAAGGACCTACTCAGATACGTTGTATACATCAAGACTATCTGTATCTCTCGTACACATTATATGCCAAGGTTGATCGCACTCCAAGGGTATATGTGATTATGGAGCGAGATAGCAATTTTTACTCCAACAACTAAATAGATCCGATAACAGAAACAAAGAGGCAATTTATGACATTACACGCAACAGATGCTGTCGCATTGGTCGAAGTTTGGGCAGGACTTAAAAACTATGTCCCAGCAAAAGACCAAATGAGCGCAGCAGAACAATACATCGCTACAATTGACGATGCTGGACTTGTTGACCTTAGCATTATGAGTGCAGAACTTTACGGCGTATGTGATACGTTTGATAAAGCACTGCGCACATATTGCCAAGAGAACGGGTTACACGATATTGATGAAGCCCTTGAAGACTGGGATGAATAATGTCTACGAGTACAGTCGAGGAACTTGCAGAGCTGATTGGAACCATTAATTATGACATTTCATGTCGTGACTGGTTTGGACTTGATCAGCGACTAACTAATCTCGACACAGATAATCCAGACAAAGCATACATTATAGCCTTCTTGCGCTCAACATCACCAGTACAGACTAAACTTGAATGTTGGGATGATGCAGTAGACCGTGCCCGCGTCAGCTTTGGGCAAAATGAAAAACTACTCAAAGGGCTATACTAATGGCTGGATGGTACAACAAAGTAAAAGATAACCTGGGCGACATTGTTCCAGCTATAAGTTACTTTGAAAAACAACTTGACGAGGCCCGCTCAGAGACTTTCCTTAACGGCAATCTCGAGGCTAACAGCAAGCGCGTTCCAGGAGACGTAGCATATCGTTTCGGTCAGCTACAAGAAGTTGAGGCTATACTTGAACACCTCAACATAGAGATGCGTAAGATACATCGCGCAAAGTACCGCAAATATCTTGAGCATTACAATAAAGCACTGAGCAGCCGTGACGCAGATAAGTTTGCTGAAGGTGACCAGGACTACATTGACATGGAGCACCTAGTCAATGAATTTGCGTTAGTACGCAACAAATATCTAGCCCTCATGAAGGGACTAGATGCAAAACAATTCCAAATCAATAACATAACCAAACTGCGAACAGCAGGTATGGAAGATATTTCACTAGATTAGTGAAATAAGTGTTGACATCACCAAGACACTTTGCTATATTGAGTTGTAAGCAAAGGAGATACAGATGTCTACAGAACTTCGTGATGTAACACCTACTATACACCAAACTCGCTTTTCCGGCGGTGACAGCAAAGGACCTTGTCTTCAAGTGACCCAGCGCCAACAGCGCGTTGAACCTGCGAATCCATTCGGAATAGGCTACTTGCAATTGACCCGCACTGACGCCGCCCTGCTAGCAGCAGAGCTTCTGCGTTTTGCTGCTGGCGCAGAAGTTGAGGAAGTATAATGAAAACTTATAGTTCAAGAAAGTTCGCATATAACAAG